TATGAAGGGAATCCTAATTTAAGAAAGGGTAATATTGTATTTAGTTATTCAGATGAAGAAATAAGAGAAATCAAAAGGTGTGCAAAGGATATTGTATACTTTGCTAATACTTATTGTACTGTAATGACTGATGAGGGTTTACAAACAATTAAACTAAGACCTTATCAAGAAGACATGTTAAGGCAGTTCCAAGCAGAACGCTTTAATGTATGCCTTGCGAGTAGGCAAGTTGGTAAAACAATATGTTCATCTATCTTTATTGCATGGTACTCAGTATTCAATTTCGATAAAAATTCATTAATACTTTCAAATAAGGGTGCTACAACAAGAGAAATTATTGATAAAGGTAAAACTATATTAGAACATCTACCCTTCTTTATCAAGCCCGGTACCCTTAAATGGGATGTGTTTAACTCAAAATTTGATAATGGTTGTAGGATCATAGGTCAGACTACTACTAAGAAAGCAGCAATTGGTTTTACTATTCATTTATTATTTATGGATGAGTTCGCCCATATACCTGCAAACTTTGTAGATACGTTTTATGAAAATGTATACCCAACGGTTTCTGCATCAGCAAATTCTAAAGTTATAATTACTAGTACACCTAACGGGTTTAATAAGTTCTATGACATATATACTGCTGCTGATAAAGGATTAAGTGAATATGTACCATTCCGAGTAGACTGGTGGGATGTACCTGGGAGAGACGATGCATGGATGCGACAAGAGGTTGCTAACTTGGGTAGTGATGAAGCATTCAATAGACAATATGGAAATCAGTTTATAGCAGGTTCTTCATTATTATTAGGTGCAGCTAGTCTAAAGAAGCTTACTGAAAATCAATTAGACTTTGTACACCAGGAGATTGTAGAATTTGATGATGCAGAAATTGATTACTCTGGTTTATTATGGAAGCCAGGATTTAATTTAGATGAAATAGAAGAAGACTATAACTATTGGGTATTTTCTGTAGATATAGCAGAAGGTGTAGGTGGTGACTATTCTGTTATTAATATCTTCCAAGTAAAAATGCTAGATGAAAAAGATTGGAAATCTATAACAACACCAGGTAGTTTTGTTGACTTTTTTGCAATATCACAAGTTGGTAGGTTCAGAAGTAATGCGCATACTATTGAAGAGTTTGCAAAATCCCTGTATATTTTAACTTTTGACATGTTCTTTTCAGAGAATGTAAAATTAATTATAGAATGGAATATGTTTGGTGGTGAATTAATAAAAAGAATGGAAACTGTCTTTCCACAGAGAAATGAATTTGATGAAGAATCTGTTGTTAAATTTAAACACAGAGTAGATGCAAAAACAAAACAATTCGGTCTTAAGGTTAAGAAAGACAACAAACCTATATTTTGCCAAAATTTTAAAAAATACATTACTCAGAATAAAATTCAAATATTTGATAAAGATACTGTAAAAGAATCTTCAACTTTTGGAAAACTACCAAACGGTTCATATGCAGGTCAATTAGGAAATGACGACTTGATTATGACTTGTATAAATAGTTCTGAGTTCTTTACTACTTTAGACTTCTCAGATTTTGTAGAAGAGATTTATGATGTCATAGATCCAGGCATACAAATTAAAATAGAAGAAATTCTAGAAAAAGATTCAAAAGGTGGTAATCTTAATTTTGATATCTACGACTTAGTATAAAAGTTCGGAGAGTAGTGGATATATAAAAAAACTAATAAACAAAAAAATATAATACAAGATGGCACTAGATCCAAAAATCGCTTCTCTTAAAGCAGCAGGTACTTATCGTTTCGAATTTGACAAAAGTCAAGTAGTAAGCATTCCCGCAAATCAAACTCGACTGGTGGTCGGTTTTTCAAAGAGAGGTCCGTTTAACACACCCGTCTTTATTCCAGATACAGCTTTCTTTAAGCAAGTATTCGGTGATATCGACAGAAACTTAGAAAGAAAAGATTCTTTTTTCCACAGAAGCTGTTTGGCTGCATTGGAAAGAGGACCGATTCTTGCATTGAATCTACTTAATTTAGATAAAGATGACAAAATAAATGCAATGAGGTTTGGAACCTCGTCAACACCATTAGCACAAGCAAATTTAGGTGCTGATTTTGAATACCAAAAATTTTACAACAGAGATAAGTTTTGGTTTCCATCAACAGACGATTTTTTATTAAATGTTGGTGCTGATCAAGCTAAATTGACTGGTACAACTGTTAATGATTTGTTAGACATTACTAATTTAGGACAAACTCCTATATCTGTAATTGCTAAAAAATCTGCATTAACAAATGTATTAGCTTACCAAGTAACTGTTGAAGAATGGTATGGTGCTGCAAATGTACCTGGATTTTTAGATAAAGATAGTTTAATATCTGACTTCTTCGTAGACATCTATGTAATAGGTGGTAACTTCGGTGGAGACTTTAATTCAGTAACACCTTATTCAAGATTTAATTCTGATCCAACATTCCAAGAATACTTTGATGCAACACAAGGATTAAAAAGAAAGGTATTTGCTTCTGATGGTACTGATACTAAATTAGCACAATTCTTTAATGAATCTGAAGTAGAGTTACAAGCAACTTATACTGCATGTTTAATCCCTGACTTCGTTGATTTATTAGGTAATAACCTTTTCGTTGAAAAATTAGTTAACGCTGATACTGCAACTACTGGATTATTTGTTACAGTAAATGAAAATTTATTTGACGGTGAAACTTTAATTGACGGTGTATCTGGTGGAATTGATATGGTAGGTCATAATCTCGAATATCAACAATCAGAATCGTCTCAAGCTGATATTAATTTCTTATCATACGGTGGATCAATTGTTTCTGACTTATCTTACCCTAGAACGGTTGAAGCAGGAACTACTGTAACGGCACAAACTAGTACAATAACTGTATCTGACCCAACAGGTGGTGGATTACAAATTCAAGTAGTAGGTGTTGGTAGTGATAACAATGATATACTTTGGGATGGCTTTAGTACATTAACAAAAAATACATCTACTGTAGTAGGTTCATTTATATTGGATCCTGTTACTGGGGAGTATGTACCGGTAACATCTGTACAAATTTTAGGTGATACTATAACAGTAAATTTATCTGATTATGGTTCAACTGCATATACTGATTTTGTAGGTTTAGCAACATTCACATTTATTAATGAAGGTGACTTCGATTTTATAGTAGATGAATTTGGACCAATTAATGGTACTCCTGCTAGTATTATAGGTTCTTATGGATCTACAGTACAAGCACAGTTTGCCAACGGTACACTAACTGATGGCGATGAAGCACAGTATAAAATAGGTTCAGCTGCTGCAGTACCATCATTTTTAGTAATGAATGCTGTAGATTACGCTTGGATACATACAGGTACTAATGCTGCATCTGCTGCTGATAAAGTAAAAATATCAGATCCATTATATTATTTACCATCGGTTAAGATAACACCTTACCAAGAAGCTGGATTTATAAATATAACAAATCATGCAGACTTTACCTTAAATGGTGCAGGATACTTTATAGATTCTAAAGGCGTTGCATTAACAAATACTACCACATTAGATGTACAAACTTTAAAAGGTTCTCTTAATGTTAGTATTGATATTGTTGGTGATACTAGTACTGAACCATCATTAAAACCAAATCAAGTGTTAATAGCAACAGATTCACCTGATGCTGCTGATGTTACAGTAGGAAACTATTTAGTACATGACGAAGGTTTAACAAGTGGTCATTCAAGATTAACTAGAATTAATGTAGTAGTAGGAGGATTAACAACATCTGATTATCCAGTAATACCAGCAAATAGTACTGCAATGTTAGTAACTTGCCAATCTGAAATAGATGTAACTGTACCAAGTGGCGCAGTCATAAGAAAGGTTGAACTATATTATCCAATTGATGAATGGGTTGATTATCTTAACATATTCGAATTACCTGGATTTAGTTTAATGGCTACTAAACATGTTCCTGATGGATCTAATGATAGACAGAATTACTGTTTAAGTCCAATTTTAGGTGGTACTAATTTATATAAAGCTTTAACTGATAAAGAAACTATCAACTTCCGTTATGTTGTAGATACTTATGGAAATGGAATAGAAGCAAACTGTAAAGCTGTTTATACAAATTTATGTGCTGGTAGGAAAAATGCATTCGCAATTGTAAATGCACCTTCTGCTAAAGATTTCAAAACAAATGTAAATCCAAGCTTTACTGATTTACTTGGTGGATTATCTTCTAAGATGATATCTGAAGGTGGTAATCTTTCACTGAACCCATCAATTAGGTATTCGTTACCTTCGGCAACGAGTGGTGGATCTTGGGGTGGTTATTATTATCCATTCATTACTGTTAGGGATTTAGGAAAGAACATAAGTGTTCCTCCTGCTGCATACGTATCTAATAACTTTATACTTAAATACGAAAACGCATTACCGTGGTCAATCGTGGCTGGAGTAAGACGTGGAGTTATAGGTGGAAACGGAGTTGTAGGTTTAGAATTAAATCTTGACCAAGAAGATCGTTATTTCCTAGAACCGTTTGGATTCAATCCAATTGTATTCCAAAGTGGAACAGGACCAACTATCTTTGCAAATAAAACTGCACAACAGGTACCAAAATCTGCATTAAGTTCAATAAACGTTAGAGAGGTTGTTATTTATATCCAAGATGGTATAGATGCAATTCTTAAAAACTACTTATTCGAATTTAATACAGCTCAAACAAGATTAGAAATAAAAACGTTAGCTGATAACTTCTTATCGACTGTTCAAAATGATGATGGTGTTTATGATTATAGAAATATCATGGATGATACTAATAATACACCAGAAGTAATTGACCAGAATGTAGGTATCCTTGATACATATATTGAACCAGTAAGAGGAATGGAAATTCTTGTACAAAGAACAACTATTCTAAGAACTGGAGCAATTAGTTCAGGAAACTTCCAATAAGAGTTTAAGTAAGACGAATATATAAAAAAACAATATAAATTATGCCGTTACCACATTATACCCAATCAAGGGCCAGTAGCCAAAGGTTTGAACCAATTCAACCTAATCTATTTGAGGTTACTGTATTTTCTCCGTTAGGTGATGATACAGGACTTATTTTAGAACAAGTAAATTCAATTGGAGGATTAAATAATTTAAATCCCTCTGTTGATGCTGTAGGACAAAAGTATAAATTTGCCGATAGGTCTTTTGCAGGTATGCCAGGACAGACGTTTGCTGATTTAACACTTAACTTCAGTCTTAACTTGAATGATGCAAATGAAAACTACATATATAATACATTCCGTAATTGGAATTCTATAATCTATGATCCATTAACTGGAGAGATGGGATTAAAGAAAGATTATATAGGCAGTATGATCGTTGTTCAATATAACAGAGCAGGAGATATCTTCAGAAAGATTACATTTAAAGATGTATTCCCAACAGGACAACCTGATTTTGTAGATGAACTAAATTATACTACACAAGATGCAGCTCAGTTAACAATGGTATTCCGTTGTGATCATTGGGTTGAGGAGAACGTAGGAGCTTAATTATAATTAACTTAAATTAAAACTGGGATTGTTAGTAGCATTCCCAGTTTTTTTGACCTAACCCTAATATATAATATAAAATATATAATATAGAGATATGATAATCTATAAATTACAACAAGAAAAAACGAACAAAGTCTATATAGGATATTCATTAAATGATAACCCTAATAACTTTGGAACTGGAAAATACATCAAGCGTGCAGTTAAAGATTTTGGAACCATGTCTTTTAACCGAGAGGTTGTTGAAGTCTTTCCAGAAGATCATTCATTGAGTGATGTTTTAAAAAGAGTAGAGTATTGGATTAATAAATTTAAATCTGATAATTCTAAATATGGATATAATGAAACTGTGCAAGAACTAATACCACAAAGGAAACGACTTACTAAAAAATTACAAGTACTGTTGACTCCAGAAGATGAGGATAGTCTTAATACAATCATTATACAAAAATCGATGGAGAACAGAATAAAACCTGTCGCTATTTCAAGATATGTTAGACAATTAATAGTAGAGCATATAGTTGAAGAAACTAAACCAGAAAAACAATTAATAAAAAACAAATAAAAGATGTCAAAAGAGCACGAAGAAAATATCCAAAAGGAATTCGATAAAGCTGAAGCAGTTAATGTAGAAGCTACCGAAACTCCTAATGAAGTAGTACAAGGCTTAGGAAAGGTTGATACTAACAGACAAATGAATAAAATTACTTCAGATGATCCTGAAATTAAAAGGTTGAATGCTATGGTTGGTTATACTAGGCTAGATCTTAATAGTTTCCCGTCTAAAGGTAAATTTTACAGAGATGATTTTGAAATTCACATCAGACCTGCTAAGGTTGCTGAGGTTAGAAATTTCTCAACTATCGATGAAGAGAATTTAAGAGAAGTTGATGAAGGTTTAAATAACCTTGTAATATCATGTTCTAAAGTAACTTATGGTACACAACGTGGATCTTATAAAGATATACTTGAAGAAGATAGAATTTATTTAATACTTTCTATTAGAGAATTAACATTTAAAACTGGTGAGCATACACTAATGATGCCAATTGGTGCAAAGTCATGTAAATCATCTAGTTGTAAATCTCAAGACTCTGTCGAATTAAGAACATCCAATTTACAATTTAATTCAGTTGTAGAAAAATTTGAAAAATACTATAATGAAAATGATCGATGTTACAACATTGCTACTAAAAATTATGGTATGATCCAAATGGCTCCACCCACAATCGGTATTATGAGAGCTATAACTGATTATATCAGAGATAAGGCAGAGGCTAACCAGAACTGGGATAAATCTACACTGGCTATATTACCTTACTTACAGAGAGAATGGAGAGGATGGAACGAAAAAGATATTTTTGCTAAGATTACATCCTTTCAAGGTTGGGACTCTACAAAATATACAATTGTCTACAGATTAGCTGAAGACATGAAAGTCGGTGTTAAACCGGAGATGGTATTCCCATGTAAAAGCTGCAGTGAGGAGGTCACTGTCCCGCTCACGTTTCCCGGCGGTATCAAGGCTCTGTTCCTTATTCCAGATATCTCTACTGAACTTCTTTAAAGTTAGAGTATTGTTATTAGAAAAGTTGCATCTCCAGCCATCAGAGCTGGATTTGCTTCCTTTTTATGAATATGAATATACTTTGGAAATCTTTAATGATTTATTGAAAGAGCGTAATAAGCAAGAGCAAGAAAATACTAGAGACACACAGGATAAATACAATATGGATGGAGTTAGTGCAAACGCGCAAAAGAGCATGAGTCAATATAAAATGCCTAAAATGCCATCTATGCCTAAATTGTAAAAAATAAAATCTAAATGGCTATAGCAACTATTAAAGACTTAATGGATCCGTTATCAAAAATCCAAGCTGCAACAGAGTCAACTGCAGAAACTCTTGATGCGTTTACTACGGCTATAAATGCCCAGATGCAGGGTAGTGTTTCTTTCTTCTCGACTATGTTAAAAAATTCGGATGAGCAGACTGCGTTATTGCGAACTATTTCAGCAGGTGGAGTTGCAGGTGGGGGTAAAGCATCTAGTGCATCAAAATCAGCAGAAGAACAGACCTCATTATTACGAACTATTTCAGTTGGTGTTGATGGTGGAAAAGATACAGCTGCTGCAAAAACTGCAGATGAACAGACCTCATTACTACGAACGATTTCAGTTGGTGGAGTTGCAGGTACTACTGGTGGGGCTATGATCAAGACTAATACTGATACTGAATTAGCTGAGGTTGTATTCAATGGTGATAAAGTAATGCTTGGTAAATTAGATGAAATACGAGATATCAATGACGGTAGTAAGTTCGCTACTATTAGAGGATGGTGGCTTAGACGAAGAGCATGGAAATATCAAAAGAAGACTGATAAGACTACTATTAGTCTACTAACAAAACTTGTTGAGAAACAGCAGAAGGGTGGTGGTAAAGGTACTAAAGATCCTGCTGCTAAGAAAGGCAGTGGTATTAAAGAAAAATTTGGTGCACTTGCATCTCTTGCTGTCGCTATTGGTGCTTTTGCATTAGCATTAGCCAAAGCAGCAGTCTTGTTACCTATTGGTTTAATTGGTGCTGGATTACTTATACTTTCTATAAAGATACTTATACCAACGTTTGAAAAACTAGGTAAGAAACAGAAAGTAATTAAAAAAGGTGGTAGGGCGCTAGAAATGATGGGTATTGGATTAAATTCATTTGCTCGTGGTTTAACTTTAGCTGCGCTTATTGCACTACCTGGTTTAATATTATCACCAGTCTTAATACTTGCTATACTTTTAATTGGTGGTGCTATAGGATTGCTAGGTACATCAAGAGTAAGTAAATCAATCAAAAAGGGCGCTAGGAATTTGGATAGAATGGGTGATGCATTAAAATCTTTTGCAATCGGCTTAGCATTAACAGCATTGATTGCAATGGTTGTAATAATGAAACCTGAAATACTATTAGGTATAGTTGCCTCAATGGTATTAATCGGTGGTGCTATCGCATTACTCGGTATGAAGAAGGTTAGTAAAGCAATACGTAAAGGTTCTCTTAATCTTATTATACTAAGTGGTGCGCTACTTATCTATGGTTTTGCTTATGGTATATTTGCATCTAGCTTTCCTGCTGGTGTTGGTTTAATGGATGTTATAATACAAGCAGCAGCAATCGGTTTAATTGGTGGAGCAGCTGCATTGGTTGGAAAATTTGATATAAAAACAATTCTTAAGGGTGCAGCAGCATTAGCATTAAATGGTATTGCATTAGTTATCTTTTCATTTGGGTATAAAAAATATGCAAAAGCAACAGAAGGTGTTGGGTTAAAAGATGTATTAGTACAATCATTAGTTATATTAGGAATAGGCTTTGCCGCTGCGATAGTTGGTAAGTTTGGTGTAGGTACTATTTTACAAGGTGCATTGGCAATGGTGGTAAATGGTGCAGGGTTATGGGTCTTTTCACTTGGGTATAAGCCATACGCAGAAGCCACTAAAGGAATGTCACTAGGTGATGTTGGTATACAACTCGCAGTATTAACAGGTATTGGTTTAGTTATGGGTGTTGCTGGTTTAGCTGTGGCTGCATCTGCTGGTACAGTTATGCTAGGTCCTGCTTTATATGCAGCTGCAGGTGGGGCTCTTTTATTATTAGCACCAGGACTTAAAGCAATGAGGGAACTGAAATTTAATGAAGACGATGCCAAGAATTTAACATATACATTAGGGGCTGTTGCAATGGCGTTCTCTGGTGTTAAAGAAGACGATGGTTTCTTTGGTGCAATAGGTAGCGCATTTGCACAAGTAGGTAAAGGTGCCACAACATTAGCGGCAGCCGCAGGTTATGCAGCGGCAGGTGGGGCATTGATATTATTATCAAAAGGTTTGAATGCGTTTAAATCAGTAAGCTTTGATGAAGAAGATTCTAAAACATTAGTATTAGCACTAGGATCTATTAGTGCAGCCTTTGCGCAAGCAGGTGGTGAACCATCTAGCCCAGGTGGATTATTTGGTGCTGTGTTTGGATCTGCGTTTAGTCCCAACGCTACCAAAAAAGGTATTGATTCAGTAATGGATGCAGGGGACGCGTTAACTAGTATAGCAAAAGGCTTAACTGCATTCCAAGCATTAGTAAAAACTGAAATTAACTTTGATGAAATAGGTTTAGCTATATCAAACACTGTTGGTTTTGTACAGAAAGCGTTTGCTGCAGTTGCCGGAGAAGGTAATGTTGAAGCAGGTGGATTCTTTGGATCTTTATTCGGTATTAAAAAGAATAAAGTACAAGAAGGTATTGACAGCGTGCAGGGTGCAGGTTCTGCATTAACAGATATAGCAGGTGGTTTAGCTTCATTTAAAGGCTTAAAAGATCCTGCAGGAACTGCTGTAAAAATTAAATCTGTATTAGGTTTAGTCGGGCAAGCTTTTGCATCAATCGGTGGACAGGAAGAAACTGATGGTAATTGGTTTATATCATGGGATGAAAATTTAGTTGAAAAAGGTATTGATGCAGTTGATGGTGCTGGTAAGGCACTTACAGATATAGCAGCTGGACTTAAAGCATTCAGTGGAGATTTTGATCCAATATCAGTTGCTACTTCGGTCGCAACTTTACTAACATCAATTGGAACAGCATTTAGTGATCTTTATAAAACTAATCCCTTTATATCTACTCAACTTGTAGGATTCTCTTCATTCATTGTAACATTAGGAGACGTTGCAGAAAAAGGATTATTAGATAAGGCTGCTGATGGTATTAGTAAAATTGCAGATTCTATTAATAAAATAGACATCGACAAAACAGTTGCGTTCGGGGATCTGTTTAATTCAAGCTCAAAGCTATCAAGTGATAGCAAGGCATACCAAGCTTTAGCAGATGCTGTAGAAGAGATAAGAGATATTATGCAAGAACAGAAAGAACCAGGTCTTCTTGAACGTGGTTTAGATGCAGTAGGTTTAGGTGGAGACAAGAACAAGCCAGCAATAAGTAAAGAAAATCAAAAAGCTAGCGGTGCAGACCCAATGAAAAAATTAAATGCTACACTAGGTCAAATTAATTCTACATTATCAAAACTACCAACTGCAATCGCGCAAATACAATTGGAAATAGTTGACCCAGGATAATGCTAAGAATAATCCTAATACGTATCAAAAGGCTTTTATCCAAACCAACACCTCGTGTTGATGATTATGATGACTACTATCCCGATAACACTATTTAATGAATAAAAGTTAGTAAATTCTTAAAACTATTTTCAGTTTTGGCTATATAAAATTTAATAATAACAAAGTTAAATAGTATAGTATGAAGAAAAATATAGTTTGGTTTGATCTCGAGACCACAGGAATAAGTACAACATCAGATCGTATCATTGAGATATGTATGATCAAGACTGATATAGACGGTAACGAAATTGAATCTTATCGATCATTAGTCAATCCAGGTATAACAGAGATGAGACCTGAAGCACAAGATAAGCATGGTATATCTATTGAAGATTTATCTGACCAACCATCTTTTGAATCCATAGCATCTGAAATAAATGATTTTATCGGCGATTGTGACCTAGGTGGTTATAACGCATTATACTTTGATGTACCATTCTTATGCGAGGAATTTATGAGATGTGGTATAGCATTCAATCATAGGAGCAGAGCAGTATTAGATCCTTTCCTTATTTATAGCAATTACGAAAAACGAGACTTGACCAATACTTATAAAAAATATACTGGTAAAGATTTAGAAGGTGCGCATAGAGCTGAGGCTGATGTGAGAGCTACTATGGAAATATTCCAAGTTCAACGAGAATTATATTCAATGGCAGCAACAGCTGAAGAAATTGATAAAGAAGTTAATACTCGTAGAGCTGATCAGGTTGACTTAGGAGGTAAATTAAAATTTGCTGATGTTGATGAAAAAAGAACTATTGTGTTTAATTTTGGTAAACATAAAGGAATCCCATTCAAAACTGTATATGCAAATGATGCTAGATATTTATCATGGATAATTGAAAAGGGTGAGTTTTCTCAAGAGCTCAAAATAATTTGCAAAAAACTAATAGAAAAGTTTAAACAAGAACAAGAAAATAAAAATATAGAAATGCCATATTAATCTTTCAGAAAGAAAGTTAATTTGTTACTATTATAATATACTGAACATAAACATAAAAACAATGAATAGATTCCAACACGCTAATTTATCTTCGATGATATCTTTTCACGGCCACGAAGTAAAAGCTTCTAAACAAGACCTAGAAAAAGTATGCGGGGAGGTAATGTACAGCGACAACGACATTAACGAAAAAGTACAAAACGAATGGGAAATGCAATCCGAAGACGGAACACCATTTACTATATATGATTATAAAGAATATCGTGAATATGAAGTAGACGAAAAGATTGTTTGGCATATTGGTGCAGAGAATAGATTTGGTGCAAAGAAAGGTTACGAAGAATTGGCCAGATCATTTCATCTTCATCCAAAAATTAATTATAATATATAAAGAGAATAGAGTTCTTTGATTTAATGGGGGCGAACGGTTTTTGACAATCTGATTGAAATAAAAACTACAGTGCTGGGTGATGACCTACATCGATTTGTTTAAGTGGAAACGCTGAACTTGCAATGGCAGCCTAGTATCTAGGACCAATGCACACCATGTTACTGAGTATACTTGTAAGTGACTAAGGTGTAAAAGGAAGTAGTATAGGTGTACCTGGGCGAGATATTAAAAACCACCTTAAGAGTTTTAAAAGTTACGCAGTTTTGGAAAGTTATGCTTAAAACTTTATACTAAGCTGTAAGAAATGTTTTTAGGGAAACTTATTGGACGTGGGTTCGAATCCCACCGCCTCCACAAATTATTAAAAATACAAATAACATGAAAACAGACTATGACTACGTAATAAAAGCAATAAGGAATAAAGGTAACAAACTTATTCATTATCCTGCTCTTAAGAAACTGATATCTCTTTTCATAATTAAATGGGATTCTAATAAAAGTAAAAGATACGAAGTTTATTTACATTCTCTTAATATTAATCTTAAAAGATCATTTAGATAAACAAATATTAGAATTGACTATATAAAAATAAAAATATGGCAGTGAGCATAGAAAAGAAATACCAAAAGTTAACAGATACAGAACATGTATTATTGAGACCTGGTATGTATGTAGGTTCCATTAAACCTAACACCGAAGAAGTATTTTTACCAATGAAAGGTAAAGATCAATTCCAACTTACTGAAGTAACTTATAACCCTGGCTTTCTTAAACTCTTTGATGAGATAGTTTCCAACTCTGTCGATGAACATAAGAGAAATACCAAGCTTAATAAAGTTAAAGTGGAAATAGATATGTCTACTGGTTTAATTTCAATTTGGGATAATGGTGGTATACCTGTAGAGATTCATAAAGAGTATGATGAATGGGTACCTGAAATGATATTTTCAAATTTAAAAGCTGGTAGTAATTTTGATGATACTGAAGATCGAGTTGTTGTTGGGACAAATGGTGTAGGTAGTACATTAACAAATATATTTAGCAAAGAATTTATAATTGAAACCTGTGATGGCAAAAAACAATTTGTACAGACTTTTAAAAATAATATGTCTGAACGAACTAAAGCTAAAATCACCAAAAAGAAAACTGCATATACAAAAATAACATATCTTACTGATTTTGAAAGATTTGGTTTAAAAG